AGGTAAAGAAGGTACTGTAGATATCTATAGCACAAACTCAATCAATCTAAGAACACAGGGTGATTTAAACCTGCATGCCGATAATAATGTAAACATACATGCTACTAAGAATCTAAACATACAAGGTGAAAACATTCACATCAATAGTGAAAAAGAATATAAGCAAAGAGTTGGCAGCGATTATAGTAATTTTACTTCAGGTAAATACACAACAAAAGTAGGCGGTGCATATAGCGTCAACTCAGGCGGTCAGGCAAGCATGGCTAGCGGTGCAGAAGCATTCGTCAATGGTAGTAAAGTAAATCTAAACAGTGGTCAGACATCAACCCAACCAGCAGAAGTTCCTGCCATAGATAAAACGTTGCATACTGATACATTATTTGACAAAGAAAAAGGATTCTTGGCTGCGCCTGCTAAATTGGTCAGCATAACAAGTCGCGCACCAGCACATGCACCTTGGGCTAATGCAGGACAAGGTGTAGATGTTAAAACAGATTTGAATTCTGATAGTAATCTACCAGCGGCACCGGCTGCTAGCGTACAACAAACAAATTCAATCGCAGCCGGTTCTTTATCGAATCCGGTGGCAACAGCATCTACCGCTACAGCACCTTCTGTACCGGCAGCAAGCAATGCATTGAATGCTAAGACTACACAGGCTATAACAGCGGCAGTTGCACAATCTGCGGCTGCGGGTCCATTAAAAGATGCAGTAGCACAAGGTACTGCTATAGCACAGACGGCTGCAGGTACAACAGTTGGCGTAGGTAAATTTGCATTGACACCTACACAATTAGAACAAGCAGGTACATTGAAACCGGGTGCAGGAGCATTGGTAACTAGTTTGGCTGCAAGCACAGGCAACGTAGCCACAAGCATGACTAAGAATCTGTTCACAGGTCAACCTGGTGCACAGAACTTGCAATCTCTTGTCAGTAGCGTTCCTGCGCAGGCTACAGCATTGGCTACTAATCTATCACAAGCACAGAATAAATTGCAAAGTGCAGGTGCAATAACAGGTAATGAGACCGCTAGCCAATTGGGCGGTATGGTAATGAGTACCGCAAAGAATGGTATAGGCAACACATTGGGTGCTATAAAGAGCGCAGCCGGTTCTATACCTGGCATGGCTAATTTACCTGCAGGCGGATTAGATGGTGTGATGAATGACATATCAGCAGGTAATTTCGCGGCAGCGGCAGGCGAAGGCATAGGTGGCGCATTGTCTGGACTACAGAGTTCAGTAGAAGCCGCAGTCAAATCTCCATCACTAGCCGCAGTAGCAGATCAGGCTAAGGGATTGGCAGCAGGAGCATTCAGCGCAATCGCATCTACATTCAAACCTATGAAAGCCGGTGTGCCACAGAACTTGACAGCATTAGCCAAAGAATCAGCAGAAGCGACTGTTGAAGCGGGAGCAACTGATGCTACTAATGCTGTGTCACAGGCATCAGGATCATTAGGATCACAACTAAAATCTGGATTAGAAAAAGCACAAGGCATGGCTGCAGGTATGGCAACTGGCGCGGCTGGTGGCGCATTAAGTTCAGGATTAGGTGCGGCATTAGGCAGCGCATCGAAACTATTACCTAGCGCAGGTAGCGTTGCTAGCAGTTTAGTACAAGCCGCGACTAGTAAAGTGGGCGGCTCATTACCTACATCATTGACGCAAGCAGGAAAAGATTTATTATCAGGTACAGGAAAATCAGTATCTACAGCCGCCACAGCATTTGCAGGTTCTATCACTTCAGGTGCGGCTGCATTGTCATCGGCAGCGGCCGCTAAAGCGACCGGTATATCTAGTGCGGCTTCTACAGTCGCTAGCGGATTGTCAAATCTACCGGGAGGACAAGATGCGGTATCAAGCGTGACTAATCTTGCTAAGGGTGGATTGCCAAGTTTACCTGGTACCGGCGATCTGAAGTCAGCATTGACAGGTGGAGCCACTAATGCATTAAATGGATTAGGCAATCAATTGTCCGGTGCAGCCGATGGTCTATTAGGTAAACTAAAAGGCGGTGCAGATTCGTTGACATCATTGGCTACTGCAGGATTGCCTGCAGGTGCAGCCGCAGGATTGCAAAGCGCATTAGGTTCTATAGCATCAGCAGGATCAGGTATCAAGGTACCTAGCATCGCATTGAACACTACAGATAGAAGTAGTATAACAGGCGCTATAACAAGTCAATTAGGAGATCCTGCTATACCCGCACCGAACTTCGGAGAGGTCAGCGAGGCTGCTAAGGGTAAAGTAGAAGATTTAACATCACAGAAAACAGAATATATCTTAGAACAAGGCAAATTGATCATAGCCAGTTTGAAAGCAGAAACCGCTATGAATGAAGCGTTGGATAAGTATCTAACCGCACAACAAAATCTACCTGCAGGCGATCCAGGTATAGACAGCGCCAAATCAGCATATGATGCGGCAATCGCAGAATACGTATCCTCACAAGATAGCCTCAAGAAACTTGATGAGCAGTATCCTGCAGTAGCACTAGCGGTATATGGTAACTCAACGACAGAGACAAATTCAAGCAGTACTAGCAATACCACAGTAAGCGTAGTGACTACTAAAGTCATCAAGGCTTGATATAAATACTTTTATGCCACAATATATTGGATTTTCAACACTAGGAGCGAACAAACCCAAGACTACTAATGCCCCGCCGGGTATTGACGGGGGAGTAGGCTCTATAACCAATGGATTGAGTTCAGGTAAAAAGTTCAAAGTTACGGATGAAACGTTAGTGATACAAGATTTCGTCAACTCATTAAACATAAGACAGGGTGAAAAAGTAGGACAACCTCAGTATGGTACTACATTATGGAATTATGTGTTTGAACCAAATACCCCTGATGTTCAATTTAGCCTAGAAAGCGAGATATCAAGAGTGGCTAGCCTGGATCCTCGCATAGTTTTAAACTCAGTAAGAGCATATCCGCAAGAGAATGGCATATTATTAGAAGTCGAAATGGCTATACAACCGTTCAATCAAGCGCAGTTGTTGAGTGTATTCTTAAACAGCACTACAAACAAAGCAAATTTACAATAATCTTAAAAACCACGGTTTTAGGGTTTGATAAATAATCAAATCAGAGAGTGATTATGGCTAAAAGTTCAAGACAGGCAGCATTATTCGGAGTAAATGATTGGAAGACTTTCTACCAGACCTTCCGTGAGGTAGACTTCCGCAGTTACGATTACGAGACATTACGCAAGAGTTTCATAGATTACCTGCGTGTATATTATCCTGAAACCTATAATGATTACATAGAAAGTAGCGAGTTTATCGCATTGCTTGATGTAATGGCGTTCATGGGTCAGGGTCTTGCTTTTAGAAACGATTTGAACGCACGTGAAAACTTTATAGACACAGCCGAACGCCGTGATAGCGTCATCAAGTTAGCCAACTTAGTCAGTTACACTCCTAAAAGAAATATATGCGCAGAAGGCGTATTAAAGATCACTAGTTTGACTACTAGCCAATCTATAACAGATTTGAATGGCGTGAACTTAAGCAACGTTCCTATATTATGGAACGACCCTGCTAACCCAAATTGGTTCGAACAATTCAATACAATTTTGAATGCGACTTTGATCAGTTCACAGAGAATAGGTCGTCCCGGTAATGTATCAGATATATTGGGCGTGACCACAGCAGAATATGGTATGAACATACCTGAAGGTAGTCTACCAATAGTGCCGTTCACAAGCACAGTAGATGGTACTAACATGAATTTTGAATTAGTCAGCGTTTCAAGCGTAGACGAGGACTACTTGTATGAATTACCACCTGCACCGACAGGTAAGTTTAACTTCTTGTATAGAAATGATAGACTAGGATTTGCTAGCGCAAATACAGGTTACTTCTTTTATTTCAAGCAAGGTGTGTTGAACAATTATGATTTCGTATTAGAGCAACAGATCAGCAACCAAACTGTCAACATTGACATTCAAGGTATCAATAATACAGATACATGGTTATACCAATTGAATCTCAATAACAATTCAAGACTGTTATGGGAAAAAGTCAATAACGTTTATGCTGATGCTTACCTACAGACCGAGACTAGCAAGAAAAATATTTTCAGCGTGAACTCACGATTCAATGACCAAGTAACTTATGTATTTGGTGATGGTGTGTTCAGTAACATACCAGTAGGCACATTCCGTTCATATGTTCGTGCAAGCAATGGCTTGACATATACTATAGACATCAATGAGATGCAGGGAATAAGCGTAGCCTTCACATATGTTAATCGTGAAGGTCGTGCAGAGACATTGACATTGGGCTTGAGTTTAACACAGCCCGTAAGCAACGCACAAGCACGTGAGAGCATCACAAGCATCAAGCAACGCGCACCAACAAGATATTACACACAGAATCGCATGGTAAATGGAGAAGATTATAATAACTTCCCATTCACATTATATTCATCAATCATTAAATCAAAATCTATCAATCGTAGCAGTATTGGTGTGAGCAAGAATCTAGATTTATTAGATCCTACTGGAAAATATAGTAGCATCAATAATCTAGGTAATGACGGCGGTATATGGGAAAATAATGAATTGGGATATTTGAACTTAAACGTAGTTAATTCAAGTAGCGTTATATCCTTCTTCACGCAAACACTTGCTGCCGTATTAAGCGATAATAGAACTATACAATATTATATCAATGCTACTGGAAATAATACACAGACACACTATAATCGTTATACGTTCCCGACTACTGCTGATAGCACTTATTTTAATACAAGTAATGTCAATGGTAGTAGCATTAATGGATATTTCTATATCTTAGATAATACCATAAAGACACCTGTTATGATAGGTGCTAATACAGATAGCACTAGAAAATATATCATAAAAGGATCGTTATGTAAATTCGTAGCACCTTCTGGTTTCTATTTTGATCAAAATAACAGATTAGTATCAGGCATACCAAGTAGTAGCGACAAGACTTATATATGGACTACAGTATTGAATGTAGTAGGTGACGGTAGCAATACAGGTCAAGGTAATTTCAGCAATGGCGTAGGCCCGGTCACATTGAATGGTTATGTACCAAATGGTGCGATATTAAGCGTAGTGATTCCCGCATGGGATAATAGTCTACCGGTATCCATCATACAAGAAGCCATATTAAGAATCGAATTACAACAAGATTTTAGTTTGGTATACGACAATAGCAGAATCGACAACAACAGATGGTCATTAGAATTAGGACAGGCTGATAATTGGTTCGTATATTTTAACAATATAGCAGACAACACTTATGTGGTACAGTATCGTTCATTGCGTTATTATTTTGGTAGCGTTGATGAGACACGATTCACGTTTGCATTGAACGAATTAGTATATGATCCTTATTCAGGTAAAATATTACAAGACTATGTGAGCGTATTGGGAATCAATACACAGCCAGGTAGTACCAATGCATTGGGTTATGATATACCGGTCAACATCATAGGTCAGACTATAGAGAGTGACGGATATGTAAATGACTTTGAAGTCCAAGTGGCTAGCACAGATATCAACAATAATTTGCTTGTAGTCAATCCAGATTTCTTCCAAGAGATAACAGGTGTAGTACCTGGAAGTTCAAATATTGGTAAGTATGTGTTCTTTGAAGAAGTGCAGGATGCAATCAACTTGACAAGAATGCAGATCGTGCCAAGCGCAGATGTGAATTATAATTATGCTGTAAAGAATCAGATAGAAGTTGTGAAATATGATTATCCCGTAGGACAATTGTTCTATGCATATTCAGATAACAGATTTTACAAATCAGTACAGGATGTCACAGAAAGTACAACTAGTTATACATTAGTCGAGCAGACTAATTATTCAGTTCAATCAGGTCGCCAAGGCTTGAGTTACTTGTATAGACACAACAGTAATAACACAACACGTATTGATCCAGCAACTACAAATATCATAGATTTATATGTGGTTACACAGGCATATTATACCGCATATCAAAATTACATACAAGATTCAGCAAACACAGTACCTATGCCAGCAAGACCAACTATCAATGAGTTGGCAGCAGAATATGGACAGATACAAGATTACAAGATGTTAAGCGACAGCGTAGTATTAAACAGCGTAGTGTTCAAACCATTG